CATGGACAACAATAAGTGCAGGTTCAGACACATGGACTGTGGTAGGTACAGGAACAGATACTTGGACTTCTGTCACCGCAGGAAGTGATACATGGTTATTAAAAGGGTAAATAATGGCAAAGAATAAAATTTCAGAATATTCATCAACAAGTGCTGGTGCTGGCTTAAATACAGACATAGCAACAATTAACATTGATGAAGGATGTGCACCATCTGGCATAAACAACGCTATTCGTGCAGTTATGGCACAACTAAAAGACTTTCAGTCTGGTGTTAGTGGTGATACTTTACCAGTTGCTTCTGGTGGTACAGGTTCTGCTAATGCAACATCTGCTCGTTCAGCTTTAAGTGCTGCTTCTTCTGGTGCTAACTCTGATATTACATCATTAACAGGTCTTACAACACCTTTAACTGTAGCACAAGGTGGTATAGGTGTAGCAACATTAACAGGTGTCGTAAAGGGCTCTGGTACTTCAGCATTAAGTGCAGCTACAGCAGGTACAGATTATGTTTCACCTTCAGTAGCTACTACATTTAGTAAACAACAAATCGTAGGAAATGCTACACTTACAGATGGAGCAACTATTAGCTGGAATTTAGCAGACGCACAAGTAGCCACAGTAACACTAGCAGATAATCGTACATTTAATGCACCTACAAATATGGTTAATGGTGGTTTCTACGCATTAGCAGTCTATCAAGACTCAACAGGTAGTAGAACTATTACTTGGAATAGCGTGTTTAAATGGGCACAAGGCACAGCACCTATATTATCTACAGCAGCATCATCTAAAGATTTCTTTGTATTCCGTTCTGACGGTACAAACTTATATGAACAAGGTCGTTCACAAGGAGTTGCGTAATGTTTCCAGTCATGTCAGCAGGTAATCCTATCACAGGATATAATATCAACAACTCTTTAAGATTTAGAAGTAGTGCATCTGCATATCTATCAAGAACACCAGCAACTGCAAGTAATAGAACTACATGGACATGGAGTGGATGGATTAAAAGAGGTGCATTAGGCATAGATGGCACTTTTTTTGATGCTGCTAATAATGACCAATTTAGATGGAGAAGTGATGATACTTTTTCTTTTTCATTTAATAATACACTTGCAATTCAAACAACTCAAGTATTTCGTGACCCATCTGCTTGGTATCACTTTGTTGTAGTTGCTGATACTACCCAAGCTACAGCAGCTAATAGAATAAAATTATATGTTAATGGGGTTCAAGTAACTGCTTTTTCTACAGCATCTTATCCAGCTCAAAATACTACAGGATTTATAAATTCTGCAAATGCTCATAATATTGGTAGGGTTAATTCAGGAACTTACTATCTTGACGGCTACCTAGCAGAAGTAAACTTTGTAGACGGACAAGCCCTAACACCATCATCATTTGGTGAAACAGACACAACTACAGGTTCATGGAAACCTAAAGCCTACACAGGCACATACGGCACTAATGGTTTCTACCTTAAATTTGCTGACGCATCTGCTGCAACTGCTGCCGCTATAGGTAAAGACAGTTCAGGTAACGGAAACAACTGGACACCTAGTGGTATATCTGTAACTGCTGGCACAACCTATGATGCTATGCTAGACAGTCCTACGCTAACAAGTACAACTGTAGCTAATTATTCTACATGGAATAGAGCACTTTATTATAATTCTGGATATGTATTATCTGACGGAAACTTAAGCACAGCATATTCAAGTGGAACTGGTGCTGGATTAAAAACATATTCATCAATAGGTATTACTTCTGGTAAATGGTATTGGGAATATAAATTCACAGCATCAAACCCTAACTTTTATGTTGGATGGAGAACTGCAGATGATGCTCTTTATTTTGGTGTAGGTTGTTCATCTGGTAACTTAAATACTGAAACATCTTCTGGTTCATTCTCTGGCTCAACTGTAACTGTTGCTAATGGTGATGTTCTTGGTATAGCTTTTGATTATGATAGCGGTGCTTGTTATTTCTATAAAAATAATACTTTATTTTATACACTAACTGGATTTACAACTAGCAGTTCAACATTATTTGCATCTACTGGTATTTGGTCTGGTGGAGGTGGAGCAGCATCTGGTTCATCAACATTTGGACAAAGACCATTCTCTTACACACCTCCTACAGGTTATCTATCACTAAACACATATAACCTACCTACACCTACTATTAAAGCAGGTAATAAGTATATGGATGCAACTACATATACAGGAACAGGAGCGGCATTAAATGTAACTAATACTGCTGGATTTAAACCTGACTTTGTGTGGGTAAAAGATAGAGGAGCTGCACAACAACATTTAATATATGATTCTATTCGTGGTGTTTATAATTTTATAGGTTCATCAAGTACAGCCGCAGAAAGTACTAATAATCAAACATTAACATCATTTAATTCTAATGGATTTGGTTTAGGAACAAATGGAACATCAAATTCAAGTGCTGGCTCTTTTGTAGGATGGCAATGGCAAGCTGGACAAGGTTCTTCATCATCTAACACTAATGGTTCAATAACTTCTACTGTATCTGTAAATACAACTGCTGGGTTTAGTATTGTGACTTATACTGGTAATAATGGTGTATCACAAACAGTAGGTCATGGTCTTGGTGTTGCTCCTAAAATGGTTATTACAAAAGGAAGAACAAATGCTTTTGGTTGGGGAGTGCAGCATATTGGACTTACTGGTGGAAATAATTATTTAGCTTTAAATTCTACAGCAGCACAAGCTACAGATAATACACAAGGCACAATAACAAATGCAACATCTACAACATTTCAAGTTTCAGGGAGTGGTGGCTCAAGTTCATGGACTAATGTAACTGGTGTAACTTATGTTAGCTATGTTTGGGCAGAAATAGTAGGATTTAGTAAGTTTGGTTCTTACACAGGCAATGGTTCTACAGATGGAACTTTTGTATATTTAGGCTTTAGACCTAAATTTGTAATGGTTAAAATTTCATCAGCAGCAACTGATGGATGGGTAATTCTTGATTCTTCTAGAAATACTTATAACGTAAACGATAAAGCATTGGCTGCAGAATCTTCTGGAGCTGAATTTACTGTTGCTTTTAGTGATTTTACATCTAATGGATTTAAAGTAAGAACAACTAATAGTGCCTACAACACCAATGCTGCAACTTATATATACATGGCATTTGCAGAGTCACCATTTAAGAGCAGCCTTGCGAGATGAGTAAGCGACAATTTGCTGAAAGACCTAATAGACAAAAATACATTGAATACAAAGGTGAATTAGGTGAAGTAGTTGGAATACATGGCAGAGGTCAATGTGGTCATATTGAGTATCAAGTAAAATGTTCAGAATGTGGTGAAATACATTTAAGAGATGCTAAACATCTTAAACAAGGTATTAAGCCTAGAGATTGTAAAACATTTAAACCACATAATTGGTCAGGACTTGAAAGAGAAGATAATATCATGCGTAAACAGTATGGTATATCTACTGAACAATTTGCAGAATTATTAGAGTTTCAAGGTGGTGGATGTGCTATATGTGCTAAACCTATTGAAGATATTAGACGCAGAATGAATATAGACCATGACCATGAAACAAATAAAGTTAGAGGTATATTATGCACAGGATGCAACACAGGTATAGGGCATTTGGGTGATAACACAGAAGGACTAAAAAGGGCTTTGTATTATTTAGAAAATACACCCTTTGATGAATATTTAAACAAGGAGTAACAAATGTTTTTATTAAACGGTAACAGACTTCCAGAAGGAACACCTTTCACAGACGCTGAAGGTAATCAATATCCCCAGAACTGGCTTAACCTTTCTACAGAAGAAGAAAAAAATGCAGCAGGTATCACATGGGTTTCTGACCCTGCACTTGTAGACTCAAGATTCTATTGGGATGCTAACTTACCTAAAGCACTTGAAGATAAACTAGAAGAAGATGGTTCTACAACAAAAGGTCTTAAATCTAACTTTGTAGCTCAAGTTAAAGATACAGCAGGTAAACTTCTTAACGCTACTGACTGGATGGTTATTCGTAAAGCTGAACGTAATGTAGACATTCCTGCTGACACTGTAGCTAAACGTGCTGCAATCGTTGCAGAAGCTAACAGACTTGAAACAGCTATCAATGCTACAACTACTGTAGAAGCTCTTATAGAGGTTTTAAACGCACAAAATTGGAGTGAGTAATTGGCTACTCAAAGAATAGCACTAGGTGAATGGTTACCAGACCAACCTTCAGTCGTAGGTACAATGCAAGACGCTAATAACGTCATACCTATTGCTAACGGTTATGCACCATTTCCTCTATCTGTAAACTACTCTAACGCTGCCGCAGATACGCTTACAAACGTATTTGCTGGTCGTTTTAACGCTATTACACAGCTTTTTTCTGGTAGTTCATCTAAACTATACAAGTTTAATGCAGGTACACTTAATTTAGATGATGTATCTAAAACTGGTGGTTATGGTGGTGGAAGATGGTACTTTACACAATTTGGTGATTTAGTTATTGCTGCTAATAACACTAATAAATTACAATCATGGACTATTAATTCATCTTCTAACTTTGCAGATTTAGCAGCAGCAGCTCCAATAGCTAAATTTGTAACTACAGTTCGTGACTTTGTAGTAACAGCTAACCTAGACAGTGGTTCAAACTCTAATAAAGTCCAATGGTCAAACATTAATGATGCAACTAACTGGACTGCTGGTGCTGCATCACAATCAGACTTTCAGATTATTGCTGACGGTGGCAATATTACAGGTATTACAGGTGGTGAATTTGGTCTAGTATTATTAGAACGTGGCATAGTTCGTATGTCATACATTGGTTCACCTTACTTCTTTCAGTTTGACAATATCTCTCGTGGTATTGGCTGTATAGATGGTGGTTCTGTAGCTCAATACGGTGGTGTAACATACTTCCTATCTGATAACGGTTTCTATGCGTGTGATGGTAAATCAGTAGAGCCTATAGGTACAGAAAAAGTAGACAGATTCTTTTTTAGTAACGCAAACATTAATCAAATTGACAGTATCAGTGCTGCTGCTGACCCTATTAACAAATTAGTAGTATGGAATTACGCTAATACTAGCG